GATCTAGCATCTAATAAGATCTTGTGTCTGCAATCTATTCTTGAAGGTAAAGGTATTTTCTTGAAAAAAATTGGTCGTTATGTGCAACCTGCTGCTGGTTTCAATGTAATTGCTACTGCTAATACCAAAGGTAAAGGTTCTGATGATGGTCGCTTCATCGGCACTAATGTTCTTAACGAAGCATTCCTTGAGCGTTTTGCTTTAACTTTTGAGCAAGAGTATCCCACTGCTTCTATTGAAACTAAAATCCTTAATAAGGTTTCTGAATCTCTTGCTATTCAAGATAATGAATTCTGTTCTAATCTTGCTAACTGGTCAGACATTATTCGTAAGACTTTCAAAGATGGTGGTATTGATGAAGTCATTTCTACTCGTCGCCTCGTGCATATCATTCGTGCATATGCTATCTGGGGTGATCGTATGAAGGCGATCAAGGTCTGTGTAAATCGTTTTGATGATGAAACCAAGCAATCTTTTATTGAACTCTATGATAAAATTGATGTAACTGTAGAAGGTGAAGAAAATGAACTTTGATCAATACGTAGATAGTCTTGCCCTTCTTAAAGAGGGTAAGACAGTAAAAATACTTGGTAGCAAAGGTTTTAAATTATATGTAAAAGATCTTGACGGCAACGTTCAAGAATGCTACGATAATAATATTGAATTAATTTGGAAGGGATGAATGGCATTTAAATACAATGAAGATGCTCTGCTATCAGAGCTACGTGATTACATTTCTGGAACTTATGGACAACATTACTCTGCTGGTAACGACAGCATTCAAACGTTAGATTTAATTGAAGCATGTGGTGATGCAGAAGCATTTTGCAGAAGCAATATCCTGAAGTATGCTTCTCGCTATGATAAGAAGGGAACTGCACGTCGCGACATTATCAAGATCCTTCATTACGGTCTCCTCCTTTTACACTTTTCTGACAAGACCTCTGTTACTGAACCCTATAATCAATGAGTAAAGTTATCCTATCTAAAAAAACCCTTGATGTCCTTAAGAACTTCAGCACAATCAACTCGTCCATCGTTTTCCGAAAGGGAAGCACAGTACGAACTATTAGCAATGCAGAGAACATTCTCGCAAAATTTACTGGTGAAGAAGTATTTCCAGTGGACTTCGCTATCTATGATCTTAGTCAGTTCCTTTCTGGGATCTCTTTGTTTAGCAATCCTCAGCTTGAGTTTGACAACGAAAATTTTGTCAATATTCGTGGTGGTCGTCAGTCTGCTCGTTACTATTTTTCTGATCCAGAAATTACGCTTAAATCTGCCCCAGAAAAAAATGTAAAGTTTCCTGGTGCTGATATTCAGTTTAATCTTTCTGGAGAAGATCTAATTCAACTTCAGAAAGCATCTGCTGTTTATAGTCTTCCTGATCTTTCATTTGAATCTGTAGAAGGAGAGAATTCAATTAAACTCATCCTTAGTGACAAAGAGAATGATACCAGCAATACTTACGAGCAATCCATTTCTGGTTGCTGTACTGGCAATTACTCTCTTGATCTTAAGATTGAGAATATTCGTGTTCTTCCTGGTGATTATACTGTTAAGGTTTCTAAGCACCTTATCTCTGAATGGACAAATACAAATCTTGACTTGACTTATTATATTGCATTAGAACCAATCAAATGAAGCACATCCTCTTTACACTCAAAGAAGCAAATTCTCTTTTTCTAGATGATGAGAAGTTTGTAAGAGATATTGTGTATGCTACAGCAGGAAAATGCAATTCAACTTTGCTTGCGTTGCACTCACACAAGTTTGATCCTCAAGGTGTAACTTGTGTTGCTATGCTTGCTGAAAGTCATATCAGCATTCATACTTGGCCAGAGAAGAAAATGGCAGTGTGTGATATCTTCACATGCGGCGAGCATACTAAACCCAAAAAGGGTGTAGAATATATGCAACTGATGTTCGATGCCAAGGACATCATCTGTAAATCTTTTAAGCGACCTTTAGAATGAGTAAAAAACCTTTCCTCTGGACGGAGATCTACCGCCCAAATATTGTTGAAGATTGCATTCTCCCTGCAAGCACTAAAGAAGTGTTTCAGGGTTTTGTTGATCAAGGAGAGTTACCTAATTTACTTTTGAGTGGAACTGCAGGTGTTGGTAAGACTACTGTAGCTAAAGCTCTTTGTGATCAGATTGGTGCTTCTTATATTGTTATTAATGGGTCCGACGAAGGTCGTTTCCTTGACACGGTACGCAACCGCATCCGCCAGTTTGCTAGCACCGTCTCTCTGACCTCTGGAGCGTCCCACAAGGTCGTTATTATTGATGAGGCAGACAACACCACCAACGACGTGCAGTTGTCCCTCAGAACCGCTGTAGAGGAGTTCCACAGCAACTGTCGCTTTATCTTTACATGCAACTTCATCAATAAGATTATTGAACCGTTGCATTCTCGTTGCACGGTTATTGATTTTCGTATTAAACCAGAACAAGCAGTTAAGTTACAAGGAGAGTTTTTTACTCGTCTTAAAACTATCTTGACGCATGAAGAAGTTGAGTACGAAGATAAAGTTATTGCTAAACTAGTTAAGCGTTATTATCCTGACTGGCGTCGTCTTATTAACGAATGCCAACGCTATGCTGCTACAGGATCTATTTCTTCTGCCATTCTTGTTGATGTTGCAGATGTCAACATGGATTCTTTATTGTCTTCCATGAAGAAAAAAGAATTTACAAATGTAAAGAATTGGGTTGTCCAGCATATGGATAATGATCCTACGATGGTTATGCGTAAGATTTACGATAGCATGTATGGTGTTCTAAAACCTTCTTCTATTCCAGAAGTTGTATTGATAATTGCCAAATACATGAATAGTATTCCTATCGTTCCTGACCAAGAGATTAACTTGCTAGCATGTCTTACTGAGATCATGATGAGTTGTGAATTCAAATGAGCTTGCTTAAATTTATTGAGAAGGAACCTAAATTTATTATTATGGAGGAGATGCTTGAACGCCTTGAAAAAGAACCAGAACGACATTACAAGTGGATACGTAAAAACAACACCGCAAAATGTGGCAGAAGCAAATGAAGCATTGTTTCGTGCTACAATGAATCTACCTTCTGCTGCTGCTCATTGTGGTATGACTCAGAAGGAAATGAAAATGACATTTCTTGAATACCTTAAATATCATGGTCCAGACTTTGAAATCTCTAAAGACCCCAATTCGTTACCCTGGCGGCAAGTCCAGAGCACTGACTAAACTCTTTCAATACTTCCCTGATCTAAAACATTATCGTGCATATCACGAACCTTTTTTAGGTGGTGGTTCTGTAGCACTTGAAGTAACAAAGCGATATCCCAATTTAGAAATTTGGGTTAATGATTTGTATGAACCACTTTATAACTTCTGGCGAGAACTACAAGATAATGGAAAAAAACTCAGAGATGAACTAGTTCAACTCAAGCAGAGACACCCAGATCCCTCCAGTGCCAAAGTTCTCTTCGCACAAGCAAAAGAGTATCTGGCGGGAGATCCTAGACGTAGTGAAAATTTCCACCGTGCTGTTTCTTATTATATTGTCAACAAGTGTTCTTTCTCTGGTCTCACAGAGTCCAGTTCGTTCTCCAAACAAGCAAGCGACAGCAACTTCTCCTTCAATGGAATTGACAAATTGCCAGAATATCAAAAACTGATTGCTAACTGGAAGATCACTAATCTGTCATATGAAGAACTTCTGACTGATGACAAAGCAGTATTTACTTATCTTGATCCTCCTTATGACATTAAGGATAATCTCTATGGGCGTAAGGGATCTATGCATAAAGGATTTGATCATGATAAGTTTGCTGCTGATTGCGACCGATATGTTGGTCTTCAGTTGATATCCTATAACAGCAGCAACCTTGTGACCGAGCGGTTTCAGGAGTGGACAGTTGGAGAATTTGCACACACTTACACCATGCGCTCTGTGGGGTCCTATAATACAGATCAAGCGAGTCGCAAAGAACTCGTGCTTACTAACTACGCAACGGTATTATCTAATGAAGTGTGAAGTCAAATTGTTTGTTGCTGGTAAGGTTTTCAAAGAAGAAGTCTATGCTCGTGACTACCAAGAAGCACGTGAAGTTGCTCTTGCTCGTAATCCTAATGCTAAGGTAATTGGTGTTAATGCGAAATTCTAAAGTATGGAGATTGTGGGCAAAATCTCTTGGAGAAAAACATGGACGAAGTGACCGAGAAGCAGATATTATTGCTGGCATACGCACCCTTATTTTTATTTCTTACCTGGCTACCAACTTTTTTATTATTAGTGGAGTGATTAGACACTGGAATGACGTACCAACTGAAAGACTACCTGTATTCAATCAATCAATCAAAGAAAAATATTCTTGATGATGATGTTGATGCTGAACGAGGTTATCCTCCTTACATTATCAACCGATGCCTTTCTTCTTTTATTGATACTGTTATGTTTGCAAATGAGATGAATAAAAATTCTCATTTGCCAAAAAAACTTCAGTATGATTTTTTGCTAAATAGTGTGAAACCAAGAAAGAGATTTTCTGCTTGGACACGTAAAGATTCTATTGATTATCTTGATGCAGTAAAAGAGTATTATGGTTATAATGACGATAAAGCACTCCAAGCTCTAAGGGTTCTCACTAAGGATCAACTAGATCATATTAAAAAAGCATTGAATAAGGGTGGAAAAAATGAGCGAGGAAATAGAAATCCAGTGGAAACAATCTGATATGATTGAAGTGGTTCTTGGCGAACCAGATGATTTTCTTAAAGTAAGAGAAACACTAACTCGTATTGGAGTTGCGTCTCGTAAAGAAAAAAAGATCTATCAGTCTTGTCACATCTTACATAAACAAGGTAAGTATTATATTGTTCACTTTAAAGAGTTGTTTGCTCTTGATGGTAAGAATACAAACTTGTCATTAAATGATATTCAACGTCGTAATCGTATTGTAAAACTTCTTAGTGATTGGGGTTTAATCTCTGTAGTTTACGAAGATAAAATTTCTGATCTTGCTCCTTTAAATCAGATTAAAGTTTTAGCTTTCAAAGAAAAGCAAGAGTGGACACTAGAAAGTAAATACAATATTGGTAGAAAAAAAGTTGAAGTATAGAAACCCGTAATTTTTATACGGGTTTTACTCTTTAAATTTTGACGTTTAATTCTAAATATTAGTGTGATGCCTAACGGGTCACATGCAAACGTCGCTTATTTAAGGACATGACTAATCTTACTTGGGAACATTATACCCCTTATTCAATTGGATTCAATGAAACATTCAACCGACTTGAAGCTATTGCGGGAGGTGGATCAAGTTACCCACCTTACAATGTTGTGGATGGAGGTAATGGTAGAACCTTACTGGAGGTCGCTCTTGCAGGATTTTCAGGAGCAGATATTGAAGTCACAACAGAACAAAATGTTTTGACTGTATCTGCTCGTAAAGCACATCAAGATAAAGAAAGAAAATATTCCCATAAAGGAATATCTTATAGAACTTTTTCTC